TGTAAGGGGCTGTATAACTGAAGGGGTGTACTTGGGTAGATCTTCCATTAAAGCGTCAGCAAACGACTGTAAAGCAGCTTCTTGTGATTCTTTCTTTAGGTCTGACTTAACCCACTGGCGTATAGGGAGACCGTCTTCGTCATAGAACGTAGAAACACCTTTGACAACATGAGTATCAGGGCATGGCCTTGTCATATCATGTTCAGGACTCCACCCTCGTTTAGAGGCTGTAAGTCTTATACGGGCTAATGTTTCGCGTACTTTTCTGTCGTTAATACCTAACTTAGTAGCAGCTTCTTTTTGTGTTAGCGAGTTGAGTAGAGCAGTTATAGTCTCTGTTTGTCTTTCAGTAATACAAAAAGGCAACAACGCCTTATAATCTATCATGGTGACTCCATTGTTAATTTGAGCCAGCAAATACCAGTACGTGTAGTTCGTGAGCTACTTTTACTTCTTTGAGTAAATTTAGCTTAGTTCAAAAGAGTAAATGGCAGTTCTTGCCACTTCTTTTCAATTTGGATTAGATCCATGTAGTCATCAATAGGGACAAGTGCATACCGGGGCTGACGTTTGTACGTAACAAGTACAAGTTCGTCATCATTTGGGCTATCACTAATATGTCGTCCTACATCACTGGCTGACATGGTGGGGGCTGTGACACCCATTCGCGGCGCATCACGGATGTGATACTGGCGCATCTTTGCGTAGACCATCTGAAGGGATATTTTTAATACGCCAGCAATCTCATCAGGCGTGTAGCCAGAGATCCACAACTGTGTAATATCTTCCAGATAGGATTTGTTTTTCACTTCGACACCACTCACCAATCCCCAGCGTTGACGGCGACACCAAATGGTGTCTTTAGTCACGCCGTAGAACTTAGCGATCTTTGAGTCTGACCACCCATCATCAATTAGAAGTTCAAGCTCTTCTTTATCAGGATCGAATGGAGGTTTACGTAAAATTTTGTTCGGAGAAATGCGGGACATTGATAAGTTCCTGTGTGGGTTAATACCGACACTTATCAACTGGTCTCAGCTAATGCTGACGTTCGTATTTGGCATGGTCTTCGCCACACTCTTGATCACAAAATAAGTTTTTACTGTTTACTTCAAAAGGTTCGTGGCACCAATGACACTCTTGTTTTGGTTGAAGTTTGCGAGAAAAACATGACTGTCTAATCGCAGCTATTCTTGCATCCAATAGTTTTTGCTCAATCTCTTGAGTTGCGTCTAAGATGTCTGCCGTCAAAGTTATTTCTCCTTAACTGAACTGTCAGAGGGTTGCTCAAGAGCATTGTGCCTGTCGTAATACTCCAACTGCATTTGCAGTACGTGGATAGCCTTATTAAGGTCCATACGGTGAGCACCCTTTTGTCTTGTTAGGTATTTATTTACTTTAGTATAAACAGCTGCCTGTAATCCTTCGTAACCAAAATTAGCAAAGGTAGCTTCAAGGGGCTGTATGCCCTGCTTGGTATAGTGGTCACCGTCTACTTGTGACTCAATAGCTGACATTAAAGAACTGACCATTTTGTAACTCCTGTGACGGGCTCACCTTCGGGGGTCTTGTACTGCGGATCGTCATTATACGAACGAACATACTCTGGACGAATAGCAACGACTTCAGTACCGTTAATTAAACGAGCAAGTACGAAGACACCGGGTGAAGGAAAGGTGTGTACATCATGCCATACGCGTTTCAGTGCAGTGTTCATTAGCAATCTCCTTGGTAAATTGGGCAGGGTCGGTAATACCGGTGTGCTCGAATATTTTGAAGGCATCTTCTTCAGACCAATCATATTCAAACGGGCATGATAGCCAACCGTATCCGTAAAAGAACTTGGCATTAACAGATTGAATTAATTTACTATGTGCTTGGCTTAGGTAATCAGCCACTTCGTTCTGTGTTAAAAGCTGGTCTATGTAGAGAGACTCAGATTTCATATTGATTTTGTCGTCTTTATCTTTGAAGAAAGCGGCTATAAATGTAGACCACTTGAAGCGTTCTTTAGCTAATGTGTCGATGAGTGCTCGATCAGGTAGATATAAGTGTGCTCGTTGGTTATGAAGACAAACAATGTCGGAATCGAGGCTGGTATGTACGAAGGATTTGTTCTTAAGTAAGCAAAGCGTTCGTTTGATGCTCTTGGTGCGGGGATTGTATTTTTTGGTTCGTTTTTTCATGTGAACTCATATATGCACAATAAACTATTTTATATAAAAATCAAGTATTTATATCAAATAGTCTATTAAGAATGGAAAAATACCCCCTGGAAGGGGGTATTGGTTAAGCAGCGTCTAATTCAGGAGGATTTACTGCGTTTCGTAAGGCACTTTCAGTGCCATTATTGGGTAACGAATACTCTGTTTCCCACGTTGGATGAAACACAGAAAGCTCTCCCCCAAGACCTACGTCTGGGTGAGCAATTTCAGGTAACCGTTGCCATTCCATACATTCCACTAGATTCTTGTTAAGGTAACTAATGACATCTATGTCATCCCGAACCAAGAAATACTGAGCGTCGTGAATGTGAGCAACAGGTAGTACGTCATAACGGTACTCAGACTGCAGTAAACGTTGCTGTAGGTCGATACCTGCACGGTTATTTAATAAACCATAGGATTGTCCCAAAGCGTTGCCAGCAGTACGTGCTTCAGCTTGTGCTTCATAGGGAGTAATTCGTGCGTTCATTAGTGACAGTTTCAGCGTTGGGGTACGAACCCGTAAACCAAATGCTGTAGTCACATAACCGTCTTTTGATGCTTGATCAATCTTGGCCTTAACCCATGCATCAGATGCTTTATACATCTCATGGTAGTTGGCTTCGATTGCTTTGGCTTCGTCTTCCGCAAGCCCTACGTTGTGGATTAACCCATGATAGGTACCTCCATAAGTGAGTAGGAATGTAGGGGCTTTGGATCTTTGGCGAATGTCAGGGTACTTCTTGGCAATTGAATTGATACTTTCAACTGTAAGTACAATGTCAGGCATCTCGTCCTTGAAGTAAGCATAGGCACGTAAACAGTGACCATCGTAGCCGTCGGTATACACTTTTAGCTTGTTAGGGTCTTTGGTTGTCAAAGCAGAGATTCTGTCTTCTAACGAAGCAAAGTCAGCACCCATAAACAACCATCCAGGCGGTGCTTGAAAGCATCGCTTGATTAACTTAGCAAAACGACTTCCTGTAGAGGGGATGTTTTGTAGGTTAGGGCCAGAGCTAGATAAACGACCAGAGACCGTACCACCCAAGTTGAAGTTACCGTGTAGATAGTGCCACCCGTCTTTAAAGATAGAATGTTCCTCAATGGCCTTAATGAAGGTATTAAGTATTTTATTCGCTTCAAAGAATTGAATAAGCGTATCTAGTATTTCAGTGTGATCAGATCGGGTAATCCGGTGCTTTAGTTTTTTAAGGGTCTTGGCGCCCACTGCAGGTGCACCTTTATCTGTTTTATCTATGACAGGATAATCCAGAAAGTCATACCAGAACTGTTGTAACTGAGGTGCGCTGTTGGGGTTGAAAACCATATCAGCAAAGTCCTCAATAGGCTTTACCTTAGTCTTTAGTTTCTCATTAGCTTTGGTTTGCCCCTGCTCCTGAAGTAAGCAGTTAAACTCTTGTATAACAGGGGAGTTTTCAAAGTAAGCTAAGGTGGTAAATGTCACCTCCTCTAGTTCTTTACGGGCTAATGCCACTGCCTTCATATTGATAGGCATACCTGTGAGTTCCATTTGCAAGATCACCTTTACAGATGGCTTAAAAATAGTCTCATAGATGTCTAATTGATCATCGTTAATCATGGTACAAAAGTGTTTGTTAAACACATACCATGTGGCTAAACAGTCAACAAGGTTGTACTTAAGTAAGTTTTGCTCTGGAATTAAAGTGATGTCTTTAATATTGTCTTCAGCATAGTTACCGGCAAAAGCATGAGCTTGTTCTTTTAAGCTAAGTTTATTACCTGTCGTACTATTGGTTGCTAAATAAGTAATCAACTTAGTGTCGTGGAATTTACGGGTCATGAGTTCAACACCGTATTGTTTCCCTTTCTCATCAAGTGAATGATCCATAAACAGCTGATAAATCAATACCTTAACGTCAAAGTTGGCGTTGTGGTAAATCAAAGTACCTTGATATTGTTCAAAGAATTCAAGCAGTAATTGCCTTACTTCTTTGTTTTGATCATCTGGAA